TTTTATTTTTTGTGCAAAAAAAAAGGTAGCCTTTTTAAAAGCTACCCTAAAATCAAAATTAAAAACAAACTTATGCTGGATCGATATTTGTTGCAGATACTACTTGAGTTAATAGAGTTGAATCATCTAAAAAGATAGGTGCAACTGTCTCCATTGCTTCAAAGGTTAAGGTAAAACCACTCATTTCACCCATTCCAGCACCAGTTACAATTGTGCCACCATTTACATCACATCCATTCTCATAACCTACTAAAATAAAGTTACCATTGTAATCCTCTATAATAATATGTGGTCTTGCTGCTGCTAAAAGTTGGATTTCTGATTGTGTTGGTTCATCTAAAAAAGTTAACGTAAGATTTAAAGCACTTTGATAAAAAGTTGTGCCTGTTTCTCTACTGCTATTAATAGTTGTCTCTAAAGAACTATTCCCTTTTATCTCGTATTTGAATGCTACTGCTGATGTATCAATATCCTCAATAACACCATCGCTATAAGTAAATACAGATGGATCGTAATCCATAAAGTAAATATTTTTTAAGCCTCCTACGCTTTTTTTACAAGGTAGCTTTCTCCCTGTTGTTAATAAACATGCCATTTTTATATATTTTTTAAATTAAAAAAAGGTAGATAGACTTTAGCCACCTACCTTTTTTATATTATGATTAATAACTATTTATATTCCGTAAGTTACAATGTCCTCAACAATCGAGTATTGAACTGCTGCTGTGTACTTCATAATGAAACGTACATTTTCATCTCCTAAAGTATCTGACATATCTAAAACCTTAACTTCATTATGGTCAGATAATAAACCAGTTCCAAAGAATAAATTTGATTTAGTTGATGCAATCATTACATTGTTAGCTAAACCATTTGCACAAACAACCTTAACACCATCAAAATATTGAATTGTTAAGTCTTGGTTGTTTCCTTGTCCGTTAACACCATTCGCTCCCAAACCTTGAGTACCAAATCCACCTAAAGAACGTTTGAAGGCTCTCCAAATGTTTTGAGAAACGTATAAAAATAAATCATCTGCTCCATAAATTGACTTTGGTAAAGCATCTACAACTTTTCCAAATTCATCAACTACATTTGACGCATCAATAGTAGTTCCTGTTATTTTTTGACCAGCTGGTAAATCTGTATCTGCTGCTAATAAAGTAGAGAAACCATCAAAAGAACCATTTGCCTCTGTTCCACTCCAAATATCATTCTCNGTCTTTTGAGCAATCTTTGCAGATACTAAAGCAATAAAATAATCAGAAAAGTTTTTTGGTAAATTATCGTGAGCAGAAAAACCCATTGACTCAGCCTCCCAATCCGATCTAAATGGCTCTTTACAAAGTTCTAAATTTACTTTTAAAGCCTTTGGTTGGATAATTCTTTCAGTTAAAGTAACTGTTGAGTTATCAGAGAAATCACAGTCATTATCTTGTGTTAACGCTCCTAAATCTAACCTTTTTAATACTTCTTTGTATTTAATGTTTGGTTTAACCTCGATTAATCCATTTGCTATTGTGTTTCCACTTAATAACGCTGCTGAAACATATTTCCCAGCAAATTCACCAGCATAAGTGCTTTGAATAGTTGTACTTGTTGCCATTTTTTTACTTGTTTAATGTGTTAAATATTCTATCTAATGTTGACACCTTTCTTTTTTGAGAGTAAAGGTGCAACTCTCTTTTTTCTGCTTTAACTTCTGGGTTGTGGTTTATACCCTCAACTTCCTCTTGGGATGATAACTCAACTTCCTCTTTAGGTTGTAATGAAAGTTTAAGACTTGAGATTTCCTCTCTTAACTTTTCTATCTCTGAAAAAAACTGCTCCTCGCTAATTGATTTAACAATTTTCTTTGGCTTTGTTACTTCCTCAGACATTTCCTCCTCTTCAACAACTTCTTCTGCTTTTGCCTCTGGTTGTTCCTCTTCTTCTGCTGCTGCATCTTTTATCTCAGCAATAACACCCTCTTCTGATACAACAATAGTTTGGTTATCTTCTGTGATATATTCGCCAACTGGTACTGCAACTTTCTCATCATCTGCTATAACAAAAATCTCTTGCCCAGCTTCAAACTTTTCAGCCTCAAATACTGCTCCGTTGTCTAATTTCATTTGCTCAAGTTTAACCTCTAACCCAAGCAAAGTTTTAACTTTATTTAATTGGTCTTTTGCATTCATACTTATATAATTATTTAATTAATCTATTTTGCGTTTTCGTTTTAACTTTTTTTTCTGGTCTTGCCTATACTGTGTTTCCAATAGTAAGGTGCTTTGCAATCTTTTTTATCACATTCCTTTACTGTATATTTATTTAAACACTTGCAATATGTTGATTGTTTGCTCATTATGGTACGTCGTTTACTATGTCAGCACTTGTCATACTATTCATTATAAAAATGCAATTCGCCTCGCTACCATTATCAAATAAATAAGGGTAGGTATCTCCATCGCCCATCCTCCACCAATGTTTAGGATCAGTTGTTAATAGTGATAAATCTGAGGGAGAACCATTATTGTAAATATTAGATACGTTTGCACTTTGGTCACTATCCCATACTGCTAACTCATCAATTCTACAATTGTTTCTCATATACTGTCCATTATTCCATCGCCCTACTCTTAAATTTTGAGGTTGAATACTTCCACTATAACCAAAATTGTTATTGGTATTTGTTGTTGAAACTTGAACACCATTAATAAAGAATTTAAACCTTGAGTAATAGTTATTTACACTTCCACTTGCTGCACCTGTTGTGCCACCATCATAAGTTATTATTAAGTGTTTCCAAACTCCATTTGATAAACTATTGTTTGGTGTGTTAAAGTTTAATCTGTTATTGTTACTTCCATATCTTAACTCAAATCTTTTGCTATTCCCTTGACCATTATATCTTAATTGTATACCACCTTGATTTGTTACATCTTGATTACCAAAATAAAACACAGTTTGATTGGTATTAGTAGCAGTACCGGGTTTAAACCAAAGTGAAATCGTCCAAGCATCACTTGAGCCACTACCATTTGCCGACCTCCCTAAAACGTTTTGTAATATTCCAGCATTAGCACCAAGCCAATCATTATTATTAAAGTTTACACTCTTAGTATTTGCAAAGGCTGGGTTACCAACAGTTAACTCTATAATCTCACTATCTTCACCATTATAATTAATTGCTTTAACTGGTATTGCATATTCTCCAACTGCTAAAGATGAGCCACCAATTATTTTTCTCATATTCCCCTCTACATTTGTAACACCACTTACATTTGACAAATCCCATTCAAAGCCAACACCATAATCAGCAGTTAACTCATAGTTAAGTGTTTGCCCTTGTACTAATGAAATTCCTAAAGATGATGTTATTACAGGCACTTGGTCTGTTGCAGTTCCACTTGAAGCAAATATTGCGTTTAATTCATTACAAACATCTGTTGATGTACCTAAATACGAATTATCATTTTCATCAATAAAATCTGTGTGTACTGCATTAGAAACAATATTAAATTGCTTTGCTAAGTCTGTTATAAATACTAAATCATTTCCGTTAACAAATGCTTGTAAACTGTTTAGAAATTGAGAGCCATTTGCATCCTCTATAAAAATAGAATTTGCCTCACTATCTTTAAATATTTTTATTGTACTCATTATATTGTTGATTTAATTAACTGAATTACACTACCAGCATTTAACAAAGTTCCATTTGTAGAAAGTTTAACTTGCAAAAAAATAGGGTTATCCCTTGTATTAGTATCTCCCATATAAATTAAGTCAGTACCTAAATTAAATCTGTAATCTATTCCACTACCATTATCAAGCCTACCTTTAACAGTTTCCAAAGTGTACTCATTTCCTCCACCACCTAAAGAGTATCTAAACTCTAATAAAGCGTTATTTGTATTAGGGTTAATTTTGTAATCATTTCTTATAATAATTGTATCTCCTAATACTAAATCAGTACAATCTATTGAGCCATTAGACACATCCATAAATTCATTNACACTACTTGGTTTAAATNCATCATTACTAAAAGNACCAGCACCATTGTTTGGTATTGTTGTCCAAGTGTCAGCAACTAAACTTACACTCCCAGTTGTATCGTTGTAGTCAATAAAACCTTGTCCCCTTGTAGCAAAAGGACTTGTGCCACTATCAGCTATTTCAACCCAATCTGTTCCGTTATAGTATTTATTCTTATTAGTATCTTTATCAAATACAATAACACCGTTTTCTGGGTTTAACTCATTTATATCCTTAGAAGTATGTTTGTCTGGTCTAACGTTGTAAGACGTTGTTTTAGTAGTTCTACTCATTTAGTATTTTTAAAAGTTCATCTAATAGTTTTTCATCTTCTGATTGCTCAATCTTATCTGCAAAATATCCCTCTATACTAAAGCCTTTTACCTTGCCAGTCTTTACATAATCATTCCAAATATCATCATTGTCAACTTTTACACTACCCATCCACGTTCCAACGGGTACGTCTAAACCATATAATGCAGTCTTATCTTTATCTTTGTCATCTACTATCCAACTTTCAACAAGTGTTAAACCTTTTAACTCTTGCTCATGTTCTAAAGTTGATTGTGATTGATTGCCATTTTGCAAATACATTTGAGAGGCTTTTACAATGGTATCTTTTGAGAAATAGATATAATACTCATCGTCTTTATTACGTCTGTAAATTGGCTTTTTAGGTATCAATAACGCACCCATTAACAACCTTTTCTCTTTGTTAATTTCAGCAAGTTTAATCTCTTGGTTATTTAATGCAATAAAATCTGACTCAATTGCTGGATCAGATACAACAGAAATTGCCTCAACTCCAATTGCATCTTTATCATCTAAAACTAATTCTACTATTCTCATATTTATATAATGATTTAATATTGTTATTTTGCATTTTACCCAATTGAAGCACCATCAATTATATTTCTATCAAGGCTTTGNGATGTTGTTACATCGTTAGCCACAACATACGCTTGTACTGGTTGCTGAGATTGTGAGCCAATTGCATCTGCTAATTGATTTGTTGCACCACCACCAACAACGTTAAACGCTGGAGGTTGACTTGATGGTGTTGGTACTGCTGATGGTGTTGGTACATTTGGTTGAGGAGGAGCAGAAACTTTTGCTTTTGATGTAGCTGATTTAATTGCTGAAAAAATACCAACTGCTTGAGCAGCATATCCAATTAACATTGGTATATTTTGAGGAAAACCAATCTTAGCAGTTTGAGCAGTCCCCTCAGCCATTGCAACTGCTGACCTTGCTGATGCTTGTGTTGCAAAAGAAATAGTTTTACTCACTTCCATTACCAACTCCTTAGCCATTAATATTTGTTTAGCAATTAAGGCAGCCTTACCGATTGCAGTTTCAGCACCAGCAATTGATACAAAATTATCAAGTGTTTTACTTCTTGCATTTCTTTTTTCCTCTTCTATTTTTATTTCAGCATTTGCTAT